GATCTTCATTGTGTTTCCTTTCGTCGGGCCAAGGAAGGCCGAAGATTATGGGTTGGTAGTGTCAGCGGAGAAGACGCCACCCATAAGAGTGATGTCAATCGATTGCAACTCACCGAGCGAAGCCGAGATCACTGGGAGCGTCTCGAGATAGCAGTTGGTAAGTGTGAAGCCCGGGTTAGTTGCCGAGTCCACTGCCGAAGTTGGTTTGACAATGACAGTTGTTTTGGTGCCGACGAGTGGAGCAAGAGTTGCATAAGTAGCGCTTGCTTCGTAGCTCAAAAACAGGGTCAGGGTACATTCGTTATCCTCGAGGCCCGCTGTGAAAGTGTTTGAAGTATTTCCAAAGACCGTGTCGTTCAGAGCCGTGACAGTGCGATTCAAGACGGCGCTTGTGCACCAGCCCGTCAGCGCGGTTCCGCCGAGAGTGACGACTGGATTTGAGAGGATTGTGGAAGTTGCCATGATGAGTTACTCCTTGGAAGTGTTGGTTTTAGTTTGACACATAATGAGACCGAGAGTGTGGATTAGGCAGTTTGTACGACAGTCGAGACCGACAGCTCATAAGCAGGGAGCACCGAGCCACCGATGTCTAGGTTGGTTGGGCGTCCAGATACGACGCCGATATTGAGTGCGTAGATCTGGGCGAGGATATTGAGCAGACTCTTTTGAGCGTCAAGGTTGCCCGGGCCTAGCGTGATGATCTGCAAGGTGAAGTTCAACTTGGCGACATTGTAGTTGTAGCCGTCTATTGAGTCGATGTTTACAAAGACGGAAGGTGGGCTTATATTTCGCGGATCGTTATTGACCTGTAGACCGCTTACCGTTGAAAGCTTTGCAACTAGATCGTCGTAGCCTTCGTTGAATAGATCCGTGTAATTAGGTACAGGCATCAGGCGACCTGTGGGCGATCAATCCCGAGCAACTGGCGGATCATTCCGTTCAGACCCATAACTGGAGTTACGCCCATATTTTGAAACGAAGCAAATTGATCTATCGATCCGCGCTGGCGATACAAGGCTCCACCGTACATCTGGGTTCCTAGAAAGACATCTTGCGAAGGGACGGTCGTAAGTGAGTCCACATAGCCTGCTTCCATTCGCCGTCTCCAACAAAACTGTGAAGCAGCTGCGGCGCACACTGTTAGGAAGGCGGCGTCGGCGGCGGTTGCTGTGCCTATACCGATCCAATCCTCAAGATTCGCCGCTGTGACCCATTGAGCAACTTGAGTGATCGTCAGCGTGCCAGAAGCGGCAGTCCGAGCGACATCAGCGGCGGTCTTTGCGTAAAGCACCTGATTCGGAATGGTAACCAAAGGATCAAAGAGCAGATCGCCTTCATCGTCCACGCCCATAAACGCGTACTGCGGCAGAGCGTAGACAATGTAAGTTCCGTTGAAGGTTGCATCGACTCCAGTGATGACAACGCTTGCGCCAACTTCAATCTCGGCTTCTGTAAGAAGCTGTAAGACCGCGTAGTTGTCGGTGAGTTGTTTATGTGTGACCGTGTAGGCAGCCATAATTTTGGCTTACCTTTCGGATCAGACGAAGCTTGCTTTGACGAACTTGGAAGAGTCAATCATCAGTGTTGCAAGATACCCTCTGAAGGCTATTGTCCGCGACAAAGTTGAAGGTACATCAACCGAGATTGCGCCCTTTTGCTGCTCGAAGATCTCGTAGCCAGTTGCATCGCCAACAATCAAAGTTGGGTTTGTGAAGTTACGATCCACTACGACTTGCAAACCGAATGCGTTTCCGTTGGCTTGTCCCGGTGCAAGATTGCCGAATGCGTTCATCGGGCCGATCTGTGGGAATAGCGGACGATCTGCTGTATCGCTTAAGCCAAGAAGATCCTGCCAGATACCGGGCGACAAGAACATGTGAGTCGGAAGGTTGCCGTTTGATCCTGAAAGGATTGTTGCTGCGGCTCCTGCTACCCATGCTGCCCAAGTTGCAGGATCACCAGCTGAAGCGGCAGTGAAATTGCTTGTCACTGTGGCGCCTGTGCGTAGGTTGTCTGCTGCAAAGTTGTCGGTCTCGTTTGCGTAGATACGACCCATATCGTCAAGTAGCAAGCCGATAATCTCTGGTTGGGAAAAATCGATTGATTGTTCGGAGACGGTGACAAATCCGCCGAAAGTATTTTTTGTGACTTGATTGTCGGTAACAACAAAAGTTCCTTGGGTCAAGGAAGTGTTTTCTGTTGTCTGTTGTCCGACTGAAGTGTGTGTGGTTACTTCTGGTCGGATGAAAACTTTGCCGCCTTGTGGCATTGCTTTTGCGCCGATTGCGTCGATGACTGGACGACGACCGATGAAGTTGTTGTAGACAGGTTGAACGATTGGAAGTGGGAGTACGCCGGGGATGTCTGTGGTGAGCACATTCGGCGCAGCTGCTTGGATGCCTTCGCGCATTGCGTGGAATTGATCTCCGCCAACCATAAACGCCGAGATGTATTCGGCGGCTGTTGGCATCTTGAACTCTTTCTTTGCAGCGGCAAAAATTGTTTGAGTTACTTTTGATGCTTCGATTACGGCTGGGGCTTCGACTGTTTCGTTCATGGTTTCTGTCTCCTGTTGAGGTGCTTCTTGAATAGTAGTAACTTCTTCTTCTTCTGGGGTGGATGCTGCGACTTGCTGGATTGGTGCGTCAAACGCTCCTCGAGCAACGAGGGATAGTTCGCTCCAAGATGCCGAGGTGACGATCATGGTTCCTTCTTTGTCGTACTTAAACTTGATCGGTTCCACGCCAACCGAGACTTCGGGAAGCGCGCCGTCGGCCGCAAGAATGAGCGCCTCATCGCCGTCTCGAGTGTTAGATACTTTTGCCACGAAGAGCATTCCCTCGGGGGTTTCTAGACGCTCGGTAACGGTGCCGATGACCTTGCTTGAATCGTGGTACATCTGGAGAGTCGGTGCGCGTCCGTTTACTGGCAAAGAGCCCGGGGCGAAAGCCACCATAGTTCCGTCGCTCACTTTTGCTGGAGTGTTGTAGCGAACTGCAATTCCCGAAATTGTGCGTCGTGGTGCTTCGCCTTCGGCAGCGTCAATCGTAAAAGATTCTGTAGTAAGTCTGATCATGGTTGGATCCTAGTTTTCTATAAGTGCGTCTAGTGGGATATCTGTTTCGTTCATACGGTCGTCGCTCTCGGTGTCCATGTAAGCCTCGGCTAAAAACTTTTCTGTATCAAAGCAGACATAGGTTCCGCGAGGGAGCACATTGTCGGACGACAGTGTTTCGGTGATGCAGTCGGCGAGAGCTTTGCAAGCGTAAGTCCAAAGATCAATCCTAGATTGCTGGCTGGACTGGTAGGAATATGCCCCGATAGAGACCGAAAGCAAGTAAGACGGAACGCCAAGAATGCGACCAAGATCGCGCGCCGAATAATCTGCGGACTCGATCATTAGCATCTTGTCTGGTGTTGCCGTCGTAGGCACATACTCAAGAAACTCATTTAGAGCGGCAGTGTTATTCCCAGAGGTGCGCGCAAGATTAAATTGTGCAGCCAAGTCCGAGAGCTCTTGCGCCGAAAGCGGTTCCCCTCCAGTCTGTTTTAAGTATCCGCTAGGAAGTACCGACTGGGACGCTCGAAGCCGTGACTCTTCTACGCGGAGTGCGATCTCTACAGCGCGCGCCCCAGTCGAGTTCAGTGATTGCATTGGTGAGATGAATTGCACAAGATCGCGCGGATCTAGTTGGATGCCGTTAAAGACAACTTGCTTAGAAGGGCCAAAGAAGACTTCGCCTTGCTGGTCAAGTGTCTGCACCATTGCGGCAGGTAGCCGAGTGAACGATGCCGGGTATCCGTCAGCGGTGCGAGTTTCTATCATCCAAAAGGCTCGCCCTTCAAAGATGAGGTCGTCCACGGTATAACTGATGATGAATTGGTTTGGAACGGATTGGTCAATTCGCGAAAGCCATGATCGAGGGGCAAGTGGGACTTCTTCCATTTCTTCGCCGTTCCACATTTCGCGGTACATCTCAAGCTTCATTCCTGCAATGGTGTTACAGATCAAGTCTCGACCGCGTGCGATCACTGGCAAAGTCATTGAACGAGCGCGCCGAGTTCCGTTTGTCCAACTGACGAAAGAGGTTAAAGGCGAATAGGAAGATGCACCTACAGCTGCTTTGACAGAAGGTTCAGTCGTAGCAGTAAGTTCACGGGATTTTGAGAAGAGAGCCATATCACATATTGCCACAGTAAGCGCGCTTTATGGTGGCACTCGCCCAGTGACTCGCGGTATCCCGACGACAGGCAAGAAAGCGGACGAGTGCCAAGATGACTCTAGTTTGCAATCAAGATCATTGAAGGCTTTTGAGAGTTACCCGGACGCGCTGCGGCAGCTGCTCCCCAGATCATCGTCCGACAAA